TTATATGACTTGCAGTGACAGGCCGAGAAGATCGGCGACATGATCGCGCCGGAACTCACGCCGCTCGTCGCGAATGCTCCGCAGACGAGAGGCCCCGCGACGTTCGCGAATTGCGGCAGCTTCGTGATATCGGTGATCTCCGCTCCGAGCACGCCGTTCATGTATGCTTGCACCTTGCGGTTCACGGGATCGTAGAGCAGCCGAGCGCGAGCAGTAGCCCCGGGCGGCGTGAACGTGCCGCTGCCGGTGAGGATGGCGACCTGAGCCGTGCTGCCGTCTCCGGCGGCACTCACAAGTTCCCAGCGCGTGTTCCCGTAGTTCCATCGCAGTTGCAAGACCGCGGCGCCGGGGGCGCTCGGGAACGGCGGGCTCTGTCCGAAACTCCCGATCTCGATGCCGGCGAACATCGTCGTCGATCCCTGCGTCGGGAACTGCGGGCCGATCGTGCAAGCGATCTCGGTCGCATACTGATACCAGAACTCTCCGCTCGGCCCGGTAAGGAAGTTGAAGCTCAGATTTTCCTCGATCCGCACCTCGGCGATTTTGTTTGCCGCCGGCGTCACGGTGCCGAGGATCAGCCCCGGGGGCTCAAGCACGGCATGCATCTGAGCGTCGATGCGCTCGGTCGTCGGCACGACGGAGAACGGATAGACGCGCAGCAGCGTCCGCTCAAGCTCGTAGCTCAGCAAGGTAGGATCGAAGGTGAGGGAGAGGTCATGCGGCACCGTCGTCTCGATGCGAACTTCGAGCATGCCGAGATAGGTACCCGCTCGCTGTCCCGCCTCGCCCGCGTTGAACTCGAAGCCGCCCGGCCAGATGCCGCCATCGAACATCGCGCCGATCGTGCCCTCGGCTGCGAAGATGGCGCGGAGCACGTCGGCCTTGAGATTGAGCGCGTCGGTCGCTCCAGTGTCCGGATCGGTCGAGACGACCCACACGCCGAGCCTGACGCTCGCTCGATGCGATGCTGTCGGGCCGCTTGCTCCATCGAGGAACTCCGTCGAGAGGTGCTGAAGGTACATCGACAGCAGGTTCGGCCCCGGCGGCGAATCGCCGGGCACTCCCCGCTTCAGGATCGGCGGCGATTGCGTGATCCAGTTCGAGAGCGGGTTCGTCCCGATCTTTCCAAGCTCGTAGGCGAGCGCATCCAGCATCGCATTCTCGATCGCCGGATCCGGCACGCTCGCCTCCCTACGTCAACGCGCAGAAGATCATCGTCCACTTCCCATCATCGACCCGCTCGTGCCGCATGACGCGATAGCTCTTCGCGGCCGCGATCCGGGTGAGCAACACGCCTTCCGCGAGAACCCCGGTCCAGTCCGTCGTCCAGACTCGGATCCGCATTGCCGGCCCGATGAAGTTGCCGGCGACCGCATCGAGGATCGGTTCCTCGCTGTCGTCAACGATGCCCCGGGCGACGGTCGATCCGATCTGCAAGTCCTCGCCGAAGTCTGCGAGGAAAGCGTCTCGATCGCCGTCGCCGAGAGCCATCGCTGTTAGCTGATCTTCTTGACCGCGCTCGCCGTGACCGCCACGAGGATCGAGGTGCCGGCGAACGTGTTCGTATAACGGATGTATCGCCCGCACGACTGGAGATCGAGCACGATCGCATCGACGCGGTTGCCGGCCGTGACGTTCGGGAACGTCGCGCCGGGCACGTCGGCCCATGTCGAATTGTCCGGGCTGGACTGGATCTTGCCGGCGAGCGTGCCGCCGACCTGCGCGCCGCAGTTCTGCGCGACATGGACGAGGCCATCGTAGTCGAGCAGATCGACGCCGGTCGGCGTGATCACACCCGTCACGCTCTGCGCCGCCACCACCTGAAGCGGCACGTACAGCGGCGCCGCATTGCTTGCACCGGGCATCTGATACCTCCCTGATGAAGTTGCGAATGAGGGTTTCGGGTGCTACTCGTGCCCGCGCCTGCCTCGGGCCGGCTTCTCCGACGCCGGCTCGGGAGCCGGATCTCCCGATGCCGGCTGTTCGCCGGCACCGGGATCGGGCGGCGCCTCCGGGGGCGACGGCGCCGCGGTTTCCTCCACCACCAGCGCGAGCCGCCCCTGACGAACGAGCAGTCGGCTGGTGTACTCATCCGTCTCGAACACCTCGCCGGAGTAGCGATCCGTGCCCGAGCAGGTGACGCCGAAGCGATCGATCACCTTGACCTTCACCGGCTTCCCGCCGCTCGACTTCTCGAACTCATTGACGACCATGGGACCGCTCTCCTTTCTCCCGGCCTGCGGGTGTTAGACGGCGCCCGTGCTCTTCGAGAAGCTCGCGGGGTGACGGATCAACTCATCGCACATCTGGAACGAGGTGACCTCGATCACGCCCTGCTTCTTGAGCGCGTAGGGATCGACGATGATCTCCATGCTCGCGAAGAGCGCGATGATCATGTCCATCCAGTTGCCGAACACGACGCCGAGTTCGGATCCGCCCGTGGCCTCGCTGCCGGTCATCGTCGCCGACACCTGATTCGTGCCGAGCGCGCGGTAGCCGCCGATCTCGCCATCGTCGAAGCGACCCGTCCACACGGGGCGGCCGGCCGCGGCGCCCGTGAAGTCGAGGTTCTGCTTCATCTTTCCGGCAGCGGTCGGGCAGGTGAGGTAGCCCATCGTGCCGGCGAGCGCGTTGTTGTTCGCGACCGCCGTCTGCATGTCCACGAGCTTGCCGTACTGGTAGACGTTGCCGCCGAACGCGATCGGCGTGACGCCCGTCTGCTTGTAGATGCCGACCGGCTCGCCGTTCGCTCCCAGACCGTGAATCGCGGCGCGGTCGATCGCCAGCCCGTGCGCGATCGCCATCTCGTCGCGGATCCACGCCTCGGCGTCGATCGAGGCTTGGAGCAGGAACTGCCGCGAGTAGCCGGTCGTGCCCTGCAACGTCTTGGGCACGAGCGTCGCGAGCCCGAGCGCCGGATCGCTCGCGGTGACGTTCGTTCCCGGATTCTCCGCGACCCAGAAGACGGTCATGCCGCCAGTCTGCCGCGGGAAGGCGACCGGGCCCGAGAGCCCGGTGAGCACGCGCGCGCCCATCTGGATCACGAACGCGCGATTGCGCAGCAACTCGATCAGTTCGCCCGGCTGCTCGAACACGAGTTCGGTGCCCTTCGTCGCCGTCTTGGTGTCGAGCGTGCGCTGCTGCGTGTTGAGCAGCCGCATCGGCACGAGGATCGAGTTCCCGCGGGCGCCCTTGCCATTGGGATCGAGATCCCGAGCCGAGAGCCCGGTCGGCCGCGAGCGCAGCAGTTCCTCGTGAACCTCGGCTTCGAGGCCACTGAGGTTGCCATCGGCCGCGCCGAGGATCGCCTTCCGATACGAGTAGTTCCGGCGATCCTTCTCCGGGAACTGCTCGATCGGGTTCGTCGGCTGGATCGCCGAGCCCTTCGTGCGCATGTGCTTGATCGCCTCGGCCTGAGCCTCCTCGATCGATACGCCTCTCTGGATCCACTCGGTCACGCGCTCGGCCGGCATCTCAGCCGATGCGGCAGTCTCCGCGAGGCCTCGCACACGAGCCCGCTCGGAGTCGATCCCCTCCTGCTTCAGCTTGTCCTGATCCATCTGACGCACCTCCGGTTTCTGCGGGCTGTCCTCGATCTCGATGTGAGACGACGAGGCGGGACCGGCATCCCTTCCGACGCCGACCGATGGATCGGCCGGCACTCCGACAAGCGACAACTCGACGGGCTCCCATGTCGTGATCCGCCAGAGGTCGCCCTTCTCTTCGTTCTCTTCGACCAGCTTCGCGCGCTTCGGGATGTAGCCGACAGAGATGTTCCCCCGAATGCCCGCATCGACGTCCATCTGCGCATCCCTGCCGCGCTGCGTCGGCGAGAACTCGATCACCGCGCGACCCATACCGTCAGGATCGATCGAGGCCGATCGCACCACTCCGATCGGAGCGCCGCGATGCTCTTCGAGCACGGCTGCGCGGCCGGACGTGAAGCGGCTCATCTCGACGGCGCCGGCGCTGTGATCGAGCACCTCGCGGAATGGACCGAACCAGCCGCTTCGCGCGATCTCCTTGTCGCTGGAGAATGCGACCTCGTAGCGCGCGACTTCGGTCGCGCCGGCATCGCGCACTTCGACCCGCTTGATCGTCGCGTCGATGAACCTGATGCCGCCGGGAATCTGCCTCTTCACGGTTGGCCTCCTAGTTCCGTCTGAGTCTCACGCGCGGCGGCTTGTGTCCATTCACCTCCGCGGTGAATCGACTGCGCCCCGGCTGCTTTCCGTCTGCGGCATCGCCGGCGTCGCCGGCATCCGTCTCGCCCGCGGCGGTGCTCGGGCCGACCTTGCTCGGGCCGTCGATCTCGACGTCGTAATCGGCGGCGATCCGTTTTTCCTCGGCGAGTTCCTCGATCACTTCCTCGTAATCCTGCCCCGTCTCCGCGAGCAGTTGTGTGCGCGAGGCGAGCCCGCTCTGGACTCCGAGGATGCCGGCCTCCATGTCCTTCAGCGGATCGACCCACGGCCAGCCGCGGCCGGCGAACTTCACCGCGAGGAACTTCCGGAAGTCGCGCGAGTCGAGCACGAGTTCACCGGAGAGCACGGCCATCCGCAGCCATTCGGTATAGACCGGGATCAGAAAGCGATCGCGCCACCAATCTTGGCAGGTGCGCCAGTAGTCGCGCTCCACGAGCAGGCCGCTGCGCATGCTCGAATAGTTCACGCCTTCGAGATCGTTCCCGAGTGCGTTGTAGCTCATACCGAGAGCGGTCGCGACCTGACGCATGCCGCCCTTGACGAACTCTCCGAACGCCGTGCTCGGGTGATCCGGCGACCAGTCGGCGACTTCGTAGCCGGGCGGCACGATCCCGAACTGCCCGGGCTGCGCCTCGGTCATAAAGCCGGAGTTGCCCGCGGCCGGCGTCGCCGATCCATAGGTCGAATCGCGCTGCTGGAAGAACATCATCTTCGCCGCCGAGACGCGCGCCGCGACAAGCTCGCTTTCGATGTAGCCGTTCAGATGCCGGAGCGGGATCATGGCGGCGACGAGCCATGACGGCGCGCGCGTCTGCCCGATGCGGTCGGGATCGTAGAGGTAGATGCACTCGTTCGCCGGGATCCGTAGACGCTTGCGCGCCGACTGAATCCCGATCGTGTCGTCGGGCCGGCTCCAGACCCAGTAGGCGATCGGCTTGCGCGTCGTCTCGTCCATCTCGATTCCCATGTGGACGATGCCGACGACAGGCCAGCCATCGAGCATGCCGCCGCCCTTCGTGACGGTCAGCGTCTCGTCGAGTTGATCGACGTCGATCGGTTCCAGAGCGAACTGGAAACGGTTGTTATCGCGCCCGCGCCACATGCGGATGAGAAGCTCGCCATCCCGGGCGACGCTCTTGATCCAGAGCCGCGAGGCGCCGTTCAGGCTCATGCGGCCATCGATCAGCGGATCCGCGCACCACTGATCCCATGCCTCGCTGATCTTCGCGTTGATCTGCTTGTTCAGGTCGCCGCTATTGTCGCGCACCCGGGGCGAATGCTTGAACCCACACGGGCCGATCACGTTCGTCGCCAGAGCGCGAAGGAAGTGCCGTGCGATCCCGTTGTTGCGTTCCAAGTCTCGCGCCCGGGCGCGCATCTTCGCCAGCGACCAGCGCAGTTCGTCGTCGGCCGTGCCGCGCATGCTGATCCAGTCGGCCAGCAGCCGGTCGGTCGTCGCCGCATCGAAGATCGTGCGCTGCTCGACGCCGAGCCACTTCCGGAACCGGCGCTTCATGCGCTCCAGCATGCCCGGGCGCGCGCTCAAGACTTCTCCGTGAAGGTGAAGTCACCGCTCTGCAAGAACGTGCCCGGGTTCTTCTCCTGCGCGATCACCGTCTCGCAGTAGGCGCGGAGCTTGAGCAGTTCATCGATCGAGAGCTTGACGAGCGAGCGATTCCCGATCTGGTAGCTCGCGACGTTCTCGGTGACCTGACCGGCGAGCGCCGCCTCGACGAGCGGCAGCGTGCGCTGCGCCCATGTGAGCAGGCTGCCGGCCGTCGCGGTCGTGATGTTCGGCGTCACCTCGACGACGCCATAATCCGCGATGAACGTCCCGAGCGTCGCGTTCACCGCGATCACCTGCCATGAGTAGTTCCCGGCGACGAGGTTGGCGCCGGCCGCGGCCGTGATCGTGAAGGTGAACGCGGTGCCGCTCGCGACGCCGACGATCGGCGTGAGCACGCTCGCGCCGGCGAGGTAGAGCGTCGCGGTCCATCCCGCGTTGGCCGGGAAGTCGCCATAGGACGCCGTGAAGACGACGGTCGTGCCGGCGGCGAAAGCGTCGGGCATCGTGGTCGCTGCCATGCCCGGCAGGAAAACACGAAGCCCCCCGGGTGGACATTCACCCGGGGGGCGAATCGCGCGCGGCCCCTACCCTAGCTCGGGCAGGTTGGAGCGTAGTGACCGCGCTTGCCGCACTTACCGCAGTGCCGCGGCCGGCTCGCCCCGTCACTGGCGAGCCCGCCCATGCGGGCGATCTGGCGGCGCCGGCGCGGGCTCAGCTTCTTCGCTCGCGCCTTGCCGCCGGCGCTGTGCCATGCCTTCGTCCCGGGCTTCATCGGTTCACCCCCTCCCCCACGCCGCGCATCATCACGGCTTCGCCTTCCGTGCCTCGGCCAGATCCGCCAGCCTCCGGCGCGCCTCTCCGCTCAGCGGTCGCTTCACCGACACGAGCAGCATCCGCTTGCGGCACGTCTCGCAGCGACGCTGCCGGGCCGCCAGTGTCCACGACTCATCCCATCCGTGCCGGACTTCGACGTTCCGCTGCGAGCACCCTTGCGTCAAGCACACGTAGACGCCGACCGCGTTCGCCATCGTGATCCTCCTTGCCTCGGGCTCCAGCACCGTGCCGTCCCGTGCAAGCATTATCTCACACCTGTCAAGTGCGATGGCGGCCGGCGATCCTGCCACGGCTTCGCCTTGAGCGTCACGGGGCCCCCGACTGTTGATTCGCAGATGAGGCGGCATAGCTTCGCGAGGTCAGCGTCGCGGAGAATGCTTTCACCGTATCCCGGAAGCCCTGACCGCGGCGGATGCATCGCCCACACTGCGACGTCGGCCGCGGCGCTGCACAGATTGTGTAGAGCGGCCTCCAGTTCCGCGACCCGGAGCTTGAGCGCACGCACTTCGCTCGCCGGTTTCATGGAGCCACCGGATCCGGCAG